AATAGCAATAGCTTGTCACAATTTAGGTTACGATTTAACTGGCTATGAACTTGACAAAGAATACTACGACAACGCAATCAAAAGAATAAAAAACCACCAAGCACAAACTAGAATATTTTGAAAGATAAGTTAATAGTTATATGGCCAAGCTAAAAATAAAATGAGAGGGAGAAAAAAAATACCAACAAAAGTAAAGGAGCTAAAAGGTACTATTGAAAAGTCTCGACTAGTGGGAAACGAGATGGAGACTTCGGCAGTTGTCTCAATGCCTTCAGCTCCCTCCTTTCTCAATCAACAAGGTGCAGACGAATGGGACTTAGTTACTAACGAACTAGCCAATATTAAGATGTTACACTTGACAGACTTATCAATCCTTGCAGCGTATTGTAATGAGATAGGTATTTACAGAGAGATAGCTCAAGAGTTACAAGGCAACTTCACAGAACAGACTGTTGATAAAGACGGAAGATTAAGAGCTAGTAAGATTGCTCCAAAGTATAAGGTTATGCAAAACGCTTTACAGAATGCGATGAAAATTGCTACGCAATTTGGATTTACTCCAAGCGCAAGAGCTTCCCTTAGTATGCCAGAACAAGACGAGGAAAGGACTGACGATTTTAATTTCTTTGATTGATGAAACTTAAAGAGGACAAGACTTTTTATTTTGATGACAAGGCAGCAGATAGAGTGTGCTTTTTTATTGAGAATCATATACACCATCTTAAAGGCGAATGGTCAAATAAAAAATTCAAGCTAGAGCCATTTCAGAAAACAATAGTCAGAGATTTGTTCGGCTGGAAGTATAGAGCTAGTAACCTCAGAAGATTTAGAACTGCATATATTTGTCTACCAAGAAAAAACGGAAAGTCAACTCTTATCTCAGCTATCGCTCTTTATATGACGGTTGCCGATGGAGAGCCATCAGCAGAAACTTATGTTTGTGCCTTTGATAGATCTCAAGCAGGTATTATATTTGATGTTGCTAGTGGAATGGTTAGGGCTGACAATCAATTAAACAAGAATCTAAAAGTATTTAAAAATAGTATTGTACACGAGAAAAGTAATTCATCTTTTAAAGCATTATCAAGTGAGGCATCTAGTAAGTATGGTTACAATGCTAGTTGTTGTATAATGGATGAAGCATTTACTCAAAAAGATTCAAGTTTATGGGATGCATTAACTACAAGTGTTGCAAGTAGAAGACAGCCTTTAAATATTGCTATCACTACAGCAGGATACAATAGGGAGTCTTTCTGTTATCGCCTAGAGGAATACGGTCGCAAAGTTTCAGAGAATATTATTAAGGATGATTCATTCTATTATGTAAAATATTATTGTCCAGATGATGTTGATTGGACTACTGAAGAGGCTTTGAGATTAGCTAATCCTGGTCTCAATAGTGGAGTAGTTAAATTAGAATATTTAAAAAGAGAACAAGAGAGAGCAATAAAGTTACCAAGTTTTACCAATACCTTCAGAATGCTCCATCTTAATCAATGGATGAACTCAAATGTGCTTTGGCTATCAGACCAGCAATGGATGGAATGTAACAAAGCTCCAATCAACCTAGAAGATTATAAAGGAATGACAGCTTACGCTGGATTAGATTTAGCCAGTGTTAGGGATATTTCTGCGTTTATCTTAATCATTCCTGAAGATGATAGGTTTACAATAATACCTTACTTCTTTGCTCCAAAAGATAACGCTTTTATAAGAAGTCGGAGAGACCAAGTTGACTATATTTCTTGGGGTAAAGAGGGACTTATGGAACTTACAGATGGGAATGTCACCGATTACAATTACATAAAGAAAAAAATAAAAGAGGTTGCTGAGGTTGTAAACATCAAGTCTATTGCTTTCGATCGTTGGAACTCAAGTCAAATTATAATAGATATTTCTGAGGATGGTTTGCCTTGTGAGCCTTTCGGACAAGGATTTGCGTCAATGAATGCTCCTGTAAAAATGCTGGAGGCTTTAGTATTAGGTAAACAAATAAATCACGGAGGCAATAAAGTGTTGAGGTGGATGTGTTCTAACTTAGCTATGAAGTCCGATCCAGCTGGTAATATTAAGATGGATAAATCAAAGAGTTCTGAGAAAATAGACGGAATGGTGGCTCTTGTTATGGCTCTTGGTTGTTATATGAATAACGATTCTAGCGACTCATCTACCTATGATGATAAAGATATTATTTGGATTTGACTTTTGACTTTTCTCTTATCTTTGTAAAGTAATTACAATTTTATGGGACTATTCGACTTCCTTCGTTCTGAAAAGCGAGGTGATAATTTTTTAAGAGCTATCTTTGGTGGGCAAGGTGCAGCCAATAGGACAGCCGTTAATAGAGATACATCATTAACATTCAGCGCAGTCTTTGCTTGTGTTAGAATTATTAGCGAATCAATCGCAAGTCTACCCATTAAAGTTTATAAAGTCGAGGTTGATGATGATAAAATTACAGACATCAGTCATCCTATCTACCGACTTTTAGCTCGTAATCCTAACGAGTATATGACACCTTACACCTTTCTTGATACTTTGATGACTAACTTATTGCTAGAAGGTAACAGCTATTTTTACATAGAACGAGATAGCTCGGCAAGGCCAATGTCTTTAATACCAATAAATCCTCAAGATGTTAAGGTAGTAAAGCACGAAGGACAGATTTTTTATGATATAAAAGACTATGAGATTGGTGTAATGAAAGAAGATATGTTACACTTTTTCAATTTATCTTTTAATGGATATGAGGGAATAAGCGTATTAAAAGCACAGAATACAACAATAGCTACTTCTATAGCTGCTAACGATACAGCTAATAGTTATCTTGGTAACTCTGCTCAAGTTGGTGGAGTCATTAAACATCCTGGCAAACTAAGTAAAGAGGCTGTTGCAAGATTGAAAAACTCTTGGAATCAAAACTATTCAGGCTCGTTTGTTGCTGGTAAGACAGCAATACTTGAAGAAGGTATGACATTCGAGCAGACTAATATAGATGCTAACAAGTATCAGCTTTTAGAGACTCGTAGATTTCAGATTGAAGAAGTCTCGAGAGCGTTCAAAGTTCCATTATCGATGATTGGACATTTAGAAAAGGCTGCAAACTATTCAAGTATAGAGGCATTAAGTATTGACTTTGTTAGGTTTACATTGATGCCTTATATGGTTATGGTTGAGCAAGAGTTAAACAGAAAGCTATTTAGAGATAGCGAGTTTGGTTTATTTACAATTAAGATAGATGCTAAAGGACTATTAAGAGGTGATAGTTCTAGTAGGGCGCAATATTATAGAGAGATGACTTCCATAGGAGCTTTGTCTATCAATGAAGTAAGAAGAATGGAGGACTTGAACAGAGTAGGGCCAGAAGGAGATCAGTTATTTATGCCGTTAAATTTTGCACCAATTGGTGACATAGAAGAAGAAGACGATGCCAATACCGACTAAAGAAACTGACGAAACAAACGAGGAATTCATTGAGAGATGTATGTCTGATGAATTTATGAAAGAGTATGATGACAACACTCAAAGACTTGCTGTCTGTTATGCTCAGTTGGAAGATGATGAAGAAAGACAAACAGACTTCCCTAATAAAGGGGATGATAAAAAAATAAGTTTAAAAAATAGTGATGAGCCTCAATTTGACTATGACTTTGCTAAAACTATAAAAGAACAAACTCCAGAGATTTGGAAGGCTGGAGGTAATATAAGAGGGAATGAAGCTTTTATGTTATGGGGTAGAGCAAGAGATGGACAAGATACGGAGTCTATCAGAGAATGGATAAAAGAAAGAGAAGCTTGGATTAAAAGACATTTTGAAGATGGTAAACAATTCAAAGGAGATACCGAGCCAAACCTTTCAAATGTTGGTGGTGTAGTTGCTCAAATTAAATGGGGAACGATTGGAACACTAGGAGAGCAAGGTATGAAAGATGTAATTTTAGAACTAACAAAAAAGCTAGAGGGTAAGAAAGAGGAGAATCAAGTTACAGCTAAAATTAAAAAGGCTTTAGAAAATAAAGTTGAAAAACATAATGAAGAAA